CTCGATTTCTTTCAGTTTCTTAACCGAGTTTTTCAGTTGAACTTGTTTACGTAAGGCGTAGGCAGTTTTCTGTTTCACTCATTCCTCCGTTATTATGGGAAAATTAAGTCAAGGTCTCCTATCTCTGAATGGTGTCTATGAACTTGTTCCAGGTTTTAACTGCTATTGTTTTCTCTTTAGCAAACCAACCTAGAGCAAAGCCTACAATAAACATAAATGTTGTAAACATATTTCTCCTTATCTAGTTAATTGAATTGTGATGGCAACTTTCTGATGATTGAAAGGAGGCTTGTTTCGTTGTCGTAAAACAAACGTCTTTCCACCATACTCATACGTTACACGATAATGTGAAAGTTCACGTGTGGTAGTTTCGTGATAAGTCGTATTGCAATGCCTTTGGTTACTAGAATGTGCGTGCCCATCTTCCATATTGTTAGCAATTACACCACCAACTACTGCACCGGCAACGGTTGCCCCTGCATCGTGATTACCAATTTGATTTCCGATTACGCCACCGATGATAGCACCCATTAATTCGTTAGCGATATTGTGGTCGCTATTATGATAATTGGTACTGTGGTCATAATGACAATCCGTGTGTCTTGGTGTGCGTACAGTTCGGTACACCTCTTCAACACTATGTATTTTTGCGAAGTCGGTATATGTTACCATTCCGTTTGCTCCGCCTCTTTGCAAGCCGCCTCTGTCAAATCCGCCGTGGTCTGCTGAAACGGTAGTAGGATATGTTGCACAAGCGGAAGTCATTACTGCTAGTGCCAATATTGTGGTTAGTTTCATCGATAGTCTCCTTCCAGTTTTAAAATCAATCAAAAAGTTTTACCAGGATGACAACTTGGATAATGAGAACAATCAGAGGAATAATAGTACGTACTAATTCCATCTGGTGATTACATTTGTCAAGTGCTATTTCTAGTTTATTCTTTTGCATATTTACCTTTTTTCTTCATTATGTGTATATTATACTCTAATTTAGGGCCGCTGTCAACTCTTTTTTTACCTTTGTGAGGCTATCTTTATTCGCCTGATAGCGAATTCCTATGCCGCCCTTTGCAATCCAGTTGCTGATGTTCTCCGGTTTATCGTCAATCAGAACATTTGGTTTACCATTCTTCACTGCATATTTTGGCTTGTTGCTCGTCAGAATGAGGTTCTCACCCTTAGGTGGAACAAATCCTTTCTCACTCAACCAGACTTTCTTCCAATATGAAGAGTTCTTGTGGTCACCGCGTAGTGGTGAGGAACAGATTCCCCAATCATCACCAGCGAATTTCTTCACTAAGTCAACCAACGCTTTAGACGTTGGGTATAATTCCAGCGTGTTAAAGAAGTCGGTCTTGGCTAGTTCGTTAATCTTAGTCTCAATATCTTCTACGTCTTTCCAGTGCTTTTTGCCGTTTGCTTCTGCAAATGCTTTGAAAAAGTCAGCAATCACACCATCCATATCTAAGTAAACTGTCATATATTTTTTTAACTCTTTCTCAATCATAACTCTATTATACTGTATTCGAGTCGGTATGTCAACCCTTTTTTAACACTTTTTTTGCATATTTTACCGTTTTTTGTCGTTTTGGTAAAATTGTTGCAAAAATACAACAGATTTTACGGCATTCGGTCGTGGTCTCTCCAGAGTATCCAGATGACCACGACCCCGAACGCACATATCCACTGATATATTATTGGTAAATCCATTTATACCTTGGTTTCATATTTTATTAAATTCCCCTCAAATTCGTGTAGACGTTTCCAGATAGAACGTAGTTCTGTAATCGTGGTCCAGTTGTGTAAGAATAGAGCGAATCCGCCGTGTACTTTGCTGAACGCATTACTGACTTGAACTAGGATTCCTAGCATTATTGCACCAGTAAATAGACTCGGCCCCATAATCAAATATGGAACGATAATCATAAACTGGTCATATGTAATCATCCAAGTATCGAAATATCCGTAATGTAGATACAGACGATGATAGTTGAATCTTATGCCTGTGAATAGACTCCATATCGTTTCTGGTTTGGCATAATTAATCTTGTCATCTTCACCAAGCACTAAGTCTTTTCTGAAGGCCGCTTCTACTTTCTGATTGTTGTATTCCAGTCCTGGAAGTTTCCAACCAACGAACCAACTGATTACTACACCGCCCAAAGATACGACAAGCGTTACCCAAACTAATGAGCCGGGAATATCACTGAAAAATGGAATCGTTACGTGAACGCTCAATGCCCAAAGAACTGGGATAAACGCTACGAGTGTCATTACTGCTCGGACTACTTGTAAACCTAGACCTTCAACAATTCTGGCAAATCTATTACAGTCTTCCTGTATACGCTGACTTGCCCCTTCGATTTCTTCTTTAACAGTTTTCCATCTCGGAATATAATCAAAAGTAATTGATTCTCGCCATCGTAGTCCATACAATCGAGTAAACCAACCTGTTAGTACGGCTAACAATACATATGGAAATGCCAGTACAGCGAAAGAAGGTTCACCTTCAAACCCGTTAGTCCAGTAAGCAATACTGACTAACTTATCATAGAATAACGCAATACCTTCTGCTTGTCTGTCTGAATATTCAGCGGATGTTTGTAGTAAATTATAGAAGCCTCCGTACCATCTGTTTATCGCTACTGTAATTTGTACTTGTATCCATAGAGAAGCAATTAATAATGCCCCTCCACCGTAGGCCCATAAGGCCCATTTCTTACTTCTATAAAACGCTCTAATCATAATCACGCTTCCTCAAGCGTATCTCTAGTTATAAATCATCTAATGCAAAGTCCTCATCTTTACTGTTGTCAATCGCCGCTATGTAATTTACAGACTCAATTTCTTGAGGTGCCGATTTCACATTGCTCGAATCAAGGTAGTTATCTACCCACGGTATTGGGTTAAATAACTGGTCGTTCAGTCCAATCTTCTTAGGATTCAGTCCGATATTCTTCATTCTGACCCAGAAGATATAATCTATATAATCTTTCAAAATCTGTGCGTTCATACCAATCAAAGGTGTGCCCTTAGAGAATAGATATTCAATCCACTCCATCTCTTCTTCGTATGCTACTTTAAACATATCATACGTTTCATCATCGAGGTCTTTGATAATTTCTTTGAATCCTTCGTTCTTATCAGACCGGAGAAGCATCAGGACACGCTGGAATACGTCTAAGTGTATCATTTCATCTCTAGCAATCAATTTGAATATATTGCTGGAACCAGTCATTAACTTGACAGGTTGCTCAGAGAAGGACCAGTTAGTCACAAATGTAGCAAAGAATCTGATTCCTTCAAACATATTAAATGCTAGAGCCGCTTTGTATATGGCGGTCTTAATCATTTTCTCGTTAACTTCTTTATAAATCTTCTTTCCGCCATTCTTGATGGATGTCTCATTTGCTTCCATCTTTTCAAAGACGCTATTAGACCAATCAAAGGCACTGAGTAGGCTCGTTGCTCGTTTTTGAATATACTCATCATCTATAATCGACTCGACAAAATCATCAATGTCATTATAGATGGCACGAACCATCTCTGTATATGATTCAGAGTGGAGTAATTCGTTGTTCTGGTGATTTGTTATGTAGAGTTCCCATTCAGGATTGTTGGACAGACCACCGTTATTAAATAACTGGAGTGGTGCCCTACCCGCCATTGAGTCTAGCGTAATTGCAAATTTTAGACCTGCTTCGTAGATGTGTCTACCCGCTTCGTCAAGACTATCGAAATCTGTTTTGTCCTTGGACAAGTCAATCTCATTCTTACTCCAATTTCCAATCGCTCTCAACTCTTCAGCGAAATCTAGAATCCACTTATACTTGGGGTCGTGATAGGTTTGAATATTCCTATGACCAGAATCTGGTCCGAGAAATAGACGAGTTTTCTTGCTGTTTACTGTATCTCCAAGTGAGAATATATTACTCATTTATTTCTCCGTTAAATAGTACAAGCACCGCTCTCGCAGGCTTCATCCCCTTCAATGGGGAGGTCGTTGTTCATTGACTCTTGATAGTTTAGATTTATTTCGCTCGTATTCTCTTTATCCTTAGAACGGATATAATACAGGCTCTTGAGTCCATATTTATAGGCTGTTAGAATATCTCGCTTAACTCTATTTGCATCCAGTATCTTCCCTTCAATCTTTGTCAAATCGTACCACTGATTGACACTCATTCCTTGGTCAATAAACTTCTGGAGAATTGCCATCAATTTGATATACTCTGAACTGTCGTTATTGGGAAACTCCCACGCTTTCATATAATAACTTTCTTTATCGTAATCTGGCACCAAACTCTTAACTGTGTATGCGGCAGATTCAAATGTATCTGTCACTGACTGAATTGGGTCGATGCCTTGAGTAGAATTAGAAACGAGGCTAGAACTAGCAGTTGGCGGAATCGCTGATAGGGTACAGTTCCTCATGCCATATTTTTTTACTTGCTTTCTTAGGTGCTCCCAATCACATAACAGATTATTATCGACAATCTTATTCACATTCTTATTGTATGTATCGATTGGAAATTTAACCTCTGAGTATCTACTCTTTTTAAATGCTGTACAAGGACCTCGTTCTTTGGCTAGTCTCATACTCGCTTTAATCAGTCCATATTGGAATCGTTCTGCCCATCTGTGTGCTAACTCTTTACTTTTTACAGTGCCGAGTCTTGCTTCGTGTTTAGCGAGAAAATGAGCAAAGTCTGAGATACCAATTCCTAAGAATCGATATGCTCTTGTTGGGTATTCGGCCGCGTCTAATGGATATACTTGTATGTCGATTAGATTGTCCAGAAAACGAACCAACAGATATGTTAGTGCATCAAGTCTAGTAATAGTCTGGAGTTTGCCGAAATTAACACAACTCAGAATGCAGAGGGATATCATACCTTTGTCGGTATCATAGTCCTCTATATTCTCATACTTAGTAGTTTTCAGTCCCTCGAAAGTCATTGGTTTCGTAGGCAAGAAAATTTCTGAACATAAGTTTGTCTGTGTGATTGGTTCCTTGAACATACCCTGCTTATTCATATTATCAATGAAATGTATATAGATACGGCCAGTTCCAACTCGTTCTTTGACAAGTTTATTAAAGATATCAATTGCGGGAACGCTCTTCTTTCTGATTCCACGCTTAGTCTCATATCTTAAATAAGCCTCTTCAAATTTCTTGGTATCTCCATAATGCTCAAATAATTCAGGCACATCTTCAGAACTGAATAGGGTAAAGTCCTCTTTCTTCATATATCTATCAATGAAGATACTAGGAACACCAATTGAATAATCTATGAATCTTGCTCTTGTCGTATTGGAACCTTGATTGTTCTTATACTCAAGAACGTCCATAATCTCCCAATTAAAAATAGGATAGTTTACTACAGTAGCACCAGTCCTCAGTGAATTTTGTGTGAACTGTTTTGATACTGATTCGATTGCTTTAAGTAATGGAAGTGCGCCAGTATGTTTTACTGTGCCTTGTTTTACTGGAGCGAGAACTCCTCTGACTGGGCCCATATCGATACCAATACCTGCCCTCTGACTTGTCATCAATGAAGTAGCATATTCGGTAGCGAGAATCGACTCAGCCGTATCACCCATCTTAATCTTACAACACGAACTAAACATTTTCAATTTAGTGCGAACACCAGAGATTACTGGAGTCGGCAGACTTATCTCATCATTCTTTAAAGCATTGTAGAAGTCAATAACCAAATTCATTCTTGCGCCGTTGCCATTGGAATTTTCATCAGCAAAAATGACCATAGGAATAATCATAAAAGTTTCCTGTGGCATCTCCAATAGAACGTCTTTATTCTTTACATCTCGGATTAAATACTTTGAGTCTAACTGAACCACGGAAGCATATCCGCGATTTATGTCATTGTCATAATCTAAAAACGTACCGAGTTCTGCTATCTCTTCTTCGGTATATTTTTCGAGTATGTCAGGCGAGTACAGTTTTCTGTCTACGTGGCCCTTTATGTATTCAAGAAATGGCGTGGGCTCAATATTCTTGTATACCTGCTTCCGCATATCAATCATAAGCAAACGCCCTGCAAAGATGTCATAGTCTGGCATCTCAGGACTTATTTTTTCAGCGGCAGATTTAATTAATGTCTGTTGAATATCTCGTGAAGATATTTTATTGACAATCTTGATGTGGGCGGTAATTGCGGTTTCGGAAACGGATACGTTCAACCCATTTGAACACCATTCCAGCATCTTGTGTATTTTATCATAATCTAGTGGCTCCAGGGTTCCGTCCCTTTTTCGTACTAGATTTTCCTTAATTTCAACCATTTCGACTCCATAAAACAAATAAGATGCACAATGTCTGCACCTGTAATCTCATTCCCCCATAATATAACTCATATCAATGGGACTCAAACTCTTTTTCGGCAAGCGACTTTCTATTTATATTTTGGTCTTATCTACTGCTGGCAGGAATATCATATTCATTCTTAATGTGTTTCTTTAAGTGTGATGAACTAAATCTGTGGTCTCTCCTATTATAGAAGATTTCTATATTGGGGAGATTATCTCCAGAAAATGATTTATTTCTATAATCCTCGCCTATAAATCGTATGTTGATTTGAAACAATTGAATCAAATCAATCAATTCTTGTTCCGTATTATAAGGAACAATTTCATCAACATATTTAACAGCACTCAACTGTGTATATCTTTCGACTACCGACTGGACAGGATACTGTCCATCTTTCTTAGGATTTACATTAAGCCCGACAATTAATCTATCACAATTACTTCGTGATTCCTTTAACATCGCTATGTGGCCTGCGTGTAACAAATCGAATGACGAACAAGTAAATCCTAATTTTTTTATACTCATCATTCGGCGACCTTCGCTAATTGTGACATTACCCATATTATAAACCAAATTGCAGTTAGTCCAAGAACTACGTCTGCAAGTTTGCTCACACTCTATTTCCTTTCTTATCCGTATTCGTTAAGACAAGTCCATAATTATTATCGACTGCAGGAAGATTCTCAAACTCAGGCTTGTACTTCAGTTTGTTTTTCTTAAATGGCCCATAGTCACAATAATGATGCCATCTTCCGTATTTCCATACTATGCGACAAACGTCTGGGTGCATATCCACTAACATCTGACTCTTCTTAATAGTTCCCTCAGGATTATAATAACTCTCTTTAAACTCTTCATTGTCTGTGGCTTCAGCGTGATAAAATTCTTCTGTATTACCACCCCCTACAGTTTGCGTTGCACATTTGCCTTGGAGAAAATGATTGAACTGTACTGTACAATCACCGTCTTTTAGAATTCTCAATGAAAGGTCAGTATCTTCGTTGTAGCGACCTCTCCATCTATGTACACAATCATTCTTGATTAAGTTGCAAGAGTATATTCGAGTGTTAGTCACAAATGGTGGATACTTCTGATTCGGTGCTATGAAGAATCTATATTGCAGTCCAGACATTTTGATGTTCTCATATCTATTACAAAAATCTTCGCACGACCTAAACAGTGAACCATTCTCTACACGATATCGAAAATTCTTTTGTAGCCTATAGAAATCAGAAATGTTATCATCCATTACCCAATGCCACTCTGTACCTAGAACATCTTTAGCGTGGTCCCAACACCAATTTCTCGCTCTACCTGGGCCGTCTCCGTGATTTGAAAACGGAAGAATCAATAGTATAGCATAGTTCGATAGACCGAACTTCTTTAATGCTAGTTCATACGGCTTTTCGTCTTGTGGTTCAATAGCAATATAGTGATGTATTTTCATCCGAGTCAAAGACTTAGATGTTATCATCGAATCGGCACGCCCTTTACTAATAGTGTAAAGAGGGTATTGTGGATAATGCGGGTCCTCACATCCGTTTCTTTGTCGTTGTGGACTCATAGGCATTTGAGAAATCTCCTAACTTTATATTGGGTTATCCATATAGCATTAAGAACTCTCGCTTTAATTATATACCATTCAATCACATCGTCTCCTATTTTTGTAGGGTTAAGGGGTCTGCATTACCCACCCAATGCTTTGGAAAATCAGCCTCCGTAGAGCATCTATAAAAAAACATACAATAAATTACTACCGTGCAGATGATACCCATCCACAATCTAAAATCCCATTTACCAGTCATAATACCTCACAGTGAAATGTATCCTGATTCATAAAATTGGTCAATGATGGTTTTTCTTTTATATCAAATGTTGTATTATACACCATCTGGTACCATTTGTCAACCCATTTTTCTTTGCTGTGTTTCTTCTTTGTTGCATCGCTTATGGTCAATCGGTCCTCATAAGAATATTTTTTGAATTCGTTAATTGATTCTGCTAACTCGTCTGGCGTACATTTTATGGACATTCTCTCAAAATGAGCATAGTCCGCTGGAATGATTTCCGAAGCGTGTCTACCACTCTTATCACATAAGAGAATAACAGGCAATCCGTGTAGGAGTGCTTCCATACAAGTGATACCCCACGATTCTACAGGCATAGTTGAGACATAGACTGATGCCTCAGACATCGAATCTAGCGTATCTCTGTGACTCAGTCCTCTGTAGGTACACTGAGGCTCTTTCCAATGTAGATTATCATCCCAATATTTTACTTGATTTGCGCCGTGTTGAAAATTGTCTTTGTTGGTTAGAACGAGGGAAGACAATCCAGTAGACTGTAATTTCTTATGAAGAAGAAATGGATTCTTCGTCAAGTCCGTTCTGCCAATAGTTACTGCATCATACCAATTCAAGGAGTGTTTTGCTACTAACTCATTACCAGTAGCAAAGCCTGAGTTTATTGTTCCTTTGACTCCAATCAATGGGTCTCCAGTGACTCGTTCAACGTGACTCTCGTGAAATTTTTGTTGATACGCTGACACAAAATATAAATGACCGCCCGCATTGATGAATTTCTGCATACCTTTCCACCAGGCTACATATCGTATATCTCGCACAAGTGGTTCGTGAGCAACTGCAATTGTTGGTATACCCTCGTCTATCTGAGGAAGTAACCAATACGCATCAATATCATTGACTATAATAATGTCTGGATTATGTCTACGGACAGCATCGAGATAAATCTTTTTTGTCTTTTTTGCTTTTCTATCTTCTGGTGTAATTTCTACTGGAATTGCTTCAGGAAATACCTCATACAAACTCTTAGTGAATTTCTCAATTCCGCCAACTACAGTTTGACTGTGTATGTTATTACCGCTTCTTGACAAGTAAGGAAGAAGAATTTTCTTGCTCACATTATACCCCAATCTTTAATCAGTGGGCGACCATTCGCCGCAAACTCTTCAAGTGGAGATTTCACTTTAGGTCTATATACTTTCGACCAACAATGTCTATATTTCATATCACCATCTTTATTCTTTTGAAGTTTTAATCCGTGTGGAAATTTCTTCTTAATATATTCATATCCAACTTTAGCGGCATCAGACGTATTGTACCATTTGTGATAATCTTTAATAGTATCTGGAATTTTCTTGTCATCATACATTCCTGTCCAGATTTCTCTAGTGTCTTTCATTTCTTTATAGTTACTTAGAGATTGATTATCGTGCATCCATTCTGTGGATTGGCGAGTATTAATACCTCGTGATAAACATTCAAACAAAAACAAAATATCTTCTGCTACTCTGATTGAGGTGATATCCATATCATCAATTTCTTTTGACAACATACGTCCATCAATCATTATAATTTCTGTAATACATTTAGTGTCAACATATTCAGTGTTCGCTGGTGGGAATCCCGATTGTGAAAATCCAGCGATACCAATATCAGGCTCATCTAGCCACTTGTCCATAGTATCAAACGCTTCGAGAATTTCTTCTGGCTTGGCTCTTCGTCTAGACTTTTCCATATTGGACTTTCCTGTCCAATACTTTGCGTTTCTTCGCCCAAGGAGAATATCATCATCAGCGACACAATACTTAATCGCACCAGCGTGTTTGTGGATAAACTTTCGGGTCTCTGCTAATTGAGTCCAAGTGCCAACTAATTTTTCTGGGATTTCTAGATACTTGCAAGGATAATTATAGAGGTATCTTTCTTTAGACTCTATAACCATAATGACTCTCTTCTTCAACTCATCAGGAAGATTGTCATACGTAATTTGGTTGTTAGCCCGCCTTACAGTAGGAATGTAGATTCGTTCTATCACTTCTCGTCTTCCATCCAACGGAGAAGTGAATTTGCTGTTACATCAAGGTGGGGGTGCCAAGCAGATTTAGTTTTTGCCGTCATTCTCTGCCCGATTAACTTCTGAAACTCTTCGTAGTCTTCCTGATTTCTGAAAGACATAATAACTTGTTTATAGGCTCTATTATTCTCTTGAGTGTAAGAAGGCATACCTTTCCAGTGACTTCTCCACGAATCAATGTCTACTTCTTCATTGACGCCTTTATCTTCACCCATAAACTCTCCGAGCGTTGAGGGTAGTGATGAATCATCTACCTCACCCAGATAATTGTCGTACTCTGCCGACTCTTTCACTTCAACTTTTCGCTTATCATCACTCATAATATACCTATTTTTATGTTAAATTTTATCTATTATACATCATTCTATACCATTTGTCAAGTGATTTTTACGCATCCATCACTCTATAGTCTCCTCTTTGCCAAATTTCTCGTTCAAGGGCTCTTCGTTGTATCAGACCTTTGTTATATTTTCCATCTGCACAGGTAAATCCACGGCGTTTATCAAATGCTTCGATTAAGAAGAGATTGATATGTCCGCGATTTAAATGTTTCAGTGCGGCAGAATTTTTAAAGGTAGTCGGTCCGATATTGTAGACCAAAGATACCAAAGCATTTCTTTGATGCTTGTTAAGTTTGTAGGTGACCAATCGGTCAATGTATTCATTTGCCTCTAGCAACTTAAACAACATTATACGTTCGGCTTCGTCTAACGTATTGTCAGAAAACAAATTGGCTCTGTTTCCATAACCTTTGGCCTTGTGACCGACATCATCATATACTTCTAGAACGGCATCACCCCTCATAAGAGCGGGATTTTCCATAGTCTTGACAAAGACTTTTAAATCTTCATCAGGTACCCAGGGCCTTGTTGCTTCAACATCAGTGCTACAGCCAATGGTGGCAAAACCTAAAAATAGTGCGATAAGGACAAATGAGAAAATCTTAGTAATCATAAGAACTCTTCCTCAGTTTATATTGCGTAATTAAATATCAAGCCTATTATAGAGACTAATGCAATGGCTAAATTTGTGGTAACAATAGAATACTTGCCCCACAAAAATCCAACACTAATCCATATACCTGCACCTGCAATCATTACTACAACACCCTCTGGGTAATGCCCTAGAGCGTTGATTCCAACTCCGACTATTACTGTCGCAGTACCTAACCATTCTAAAAACTGTGTCAGTACACGTTTGTAAATAAATGCCTCGATTCGTGTTAACTTCTTATTATCTATCATACTAACAGTATACACCCAAATCAGTCATCTGTCAACTTCTTTTTTTCTTCGGATGTTAATGTGTTCTGCTTTATCTCTTGGATTTTCTCCATCGATTTCACCATTCCTTTTGGAATCTGGTGAATGGTACCGACACATCTATCTTCTCTTACGGTGTCGGTAATGTAGATACATTCTTTGTCGCTCATAAAGTGGACTCCGTATGTATCAAAATAATCTAACTCTATAGGAAGGTCGTCAATTTCGTGCCATCCGTCATTATATGTGGCCGCATCTAACCAAGTAACTTTTACTAGATAAAGTGGCGGCTTCAGCAAGTTCTTATTTAAGTCTTTTGTGTACGGATACGCCATTCTAGTGACTTTCCTCGGTGTTATTTCTTTCATTTTCCCTTTCATTATTTAGTCATAATATAAGTGGGTTCTTCGCATTGAGTTATCACGTTCTCGGTATTGAGAACTTTCCCTCAATCCTTTCTTGACGAGATATTCGCCATTATTAGGACTTCCCCCATTGCCCAAACCACTCAACTTCGTAAATAATCGGGACAATCATTTGTTTGTCGGTAATCCGAACGCCGAAATTTACGATGTTTATCTTCTGCTGGCTGGTCCTTAAACCAATCAATAGAAAATTCAGCCCCGTCTACGTAATGTCCTACAGACCCCTTCTCGATATCTTTCTTCAACGCTTTCACGATATCCATCGGGTCGTATCCAAAGCCAGGAAACATATCACTATGAAACTTCACTTTAAAAGAAACTTCCCACTCAGGTGCTGGAATAATCGGTTTCAAGTCACTCATACTATCTCTCCAATACCACGTAATCGCCGAAGTAACTGTCAAACACTTCGACTAGGTTTTCATAATCACCAGACTTCATTTCGGTAGTAATTAGTTTATCATCTAATCCCAATTGACGAGACAAACTAAACGCTAATCCCAAGAGATTAAAGGCGTTACCTTTGGGTCCAGTTAAGTCAATAACAAATTCTTTGGGTGTTGTTTTGGCTCTGATTGTCATAACTATCTCCGTTAAGCGTGTTCAATATCACCTGAAACCGTCATCTGGCCAAGTGCGATTTGCTGGCGCAACATATTCAATTTCGCCATCGTTTGTTTGATATCTGGGTGCTTACTATTATTTATCTGCAAATTACGACACAACCAGGACAGGTTACCAAACGACATTTCCAATCGTTTCATAGGAACTTGCATATCATCAGGAACCAACGAAATCAGCATATCGCTTACGTGTACGTTTCCCTTTAAAATATTTTCCATTATGAATCGCTCCTTACGTTGTCATCTTCTATGATAAAACTGGACATACCTGCTAGTTCTTTCTGAACCTCTTTTTTCGCATTCTGTCTGCCTCTAGCCTTATCCGCTTTTCGTTGGCGAATCGTCTCGGCTCGGCTAAGAGAATGTTGTCTTTCATTTCCTAGCGGTTTCATTTTTACCTCACAAATGTCCGCGCCACGTACATATTTCATCCACAATAATCCGGCTATGTTCGTGTCCGCAGGTATTTAATAATATTAGCATTAGTAGTATAATCACCGACCATTTAAACATCAATCAATTCACGCGGAAAGAAAGTCCATCAACTCTCGTGTTGTCTCTGCTTTCTTATCTGCGGCCTCTTCTTTCGCAATAACGTCTTGCGATTTTGGTTTTGGCTTCAGTGCGGCGAAAGCCTCTCTTGTGACTTTGCCCTCTTCTGGGTCGACTATCACCGAATTTTGCGGATATGAGTAGAACCCGAAGCCTAATTCTTTCTGCCTTAGTTTGGCGTTAAACTTAACAAAGTCTCCTACCTTAACTTCTTCGTCAAGCAAGAAACCTGGAACAGTACCGAAAACTCGATACCCTTTGAAATCTTCGACCAGCATCTTAAAAACATAAGAGCGGCCATAGTTGAACTGGTTCTCCTGTTGCTTGATTGAAATTACTTCTCCAATCACTTCGCCCTTGCCGTCTTTCATCGGCGTCATTCTTGCCAGGCGTTCTTTGTTCTTTCTCGCATATTCCTCGTCATTTCTGACGACCTTCTGAACTGCCGATATTTGCTTGGCAGTCACGTTACCAAATTTTTCTGCTCTGCTGAGGACATCCTTCACAAAGTCATTTTTGCCAGCGTATGAATTGGCTAGCAAGTCTTTGAACCAATCAAAAGTGGTTTCATCGATGCTAGTGGCATCTCCTCTAATCGTCAAATCTGACATATTTGCCTCTCAATCTGTTAATATTTATCTTACTATAGATACTATTATACTCTATCCTGGGCCCCTTGTCAACCCTTTTTTCGATAAAATTTGCTTATATTTACTATTAATTTTGATTATGTGACATTTTTACAACAAACCCTGTCATTTCGGACTATTGGAACCCGTTATAAAGAGTATTGGAACTGGTTATAAAATGTAGTCGCATAAATAGATATATAGTTGGAGATAGTGTTCTCTTCCTATCAGTGTAGTCTTAACTAAGATATAAATATACTAGAAGGGGAATAAAATGAAAAAACTTATTACATTCTGCATTGCAGTTGTGTTCGGTACTATGTTGCTGAATAGTCCTGTGTTGTCAGAAGCATCTAAAGTTCCACCTGAAATGGGAGTCGATGAACGACAAGATAAAGAGTTAATGGAATCCCAAAAGAAAGAAGAAGGTAGCGGAACAGATACTAAACCACCACAAAATCCACCAATAATCCAAAAATGGCCAGGTTTCTTTGACTGTGGACCCAATGAAGTTATAATGGGTATAATTCACGGTAAATACAAAGAAAAGCCAATGATTCAAATGGGCGGTGTTTTACAAATACCAGGCGGCCGAGTTGTTCAGGCACCTACAGTAATTTATTTCAATCAAGAAACAAATACTTTTTCCATTGTCGCACATTTTCAGAATTCTTTTTCTTGTATAATAATGTACGGCCAGGGTGTGGGACCAGCGTCTGGAAATCCAGCGATGCAACAGCCTCAGAAACAGAAACAATATTTTGATAAAGAAAATCCTCCGAAGGAATTTAAAATCAAAAAGAATCAGCCAAAATGGCGAGGAACTAGCCATACTGATACGTTAGTTCAAATACTGAAAACTATTCCAGTAAATTGGTACAGCAGATTTACATTAGTGTGAGGAGGCATATATGCTATGGTTACTGATAGTAATTCATTTAAACTTGCAGTCGGTCCCAATACAAGTAGAACACGGAGAAATAATTGGAACTTTCCAGAATGCTCAAGACTGTAATAAGAAACACGCTGAATTTTTCGAGGCAGCGAAGGCCGATGGGCAGGTAATACCGCCCTTCTTCAACCTCGGATGTATAATGTTAAAAATGGTACACGTATGATTAAAATATTAGAAAATGCTAAAAGCAAATTAGAAGAACTTAGGGTTCAACACGATAAAAAATTCGTTAGACTATCTGTTACGGGTGGTGGTTGTGCTGGACTAGGATATGAATGGGAGTTTGAGGATGCTCCCGATTTATCCGATATAGTTGTTGATAATATGTTATTGATTGACCAAATGTTTGAAATGTATATTATGGGAATGGAATTAAACTACAACGCTTCTGCGTTTGAGTCAGGCTTCACTTTCAACAATCCCTTAGCCACATCCCAATGCGGATGCGGTACAAGTTTCTCCGTACAATAACCCACCACAACACGAGACAATACTAATGAAAAGTATAATAATTGGGCTAGGCCTCCTTATGGTCGCTGTACCCTCAATAGCAGGGCCTCCTGCTGACGCGGCACCTATGCCGTTCCAGACACAGGTACTTTGTACTCCAACTATGACATCAATGGTTTCGGCAATGACGAAAGATTATGCAGTCCATATTTCTATGACGTTCGAGGCATCACCTGAAGAAGGTATTGTTGTTGTAGAAAATCCTGATACAGGCACTGCGGCGATACTTCACACAATGGCAGGAAGAACTTGCTTAATTTTTTCTGGTATGAATCTAAGACATTTTGACAGACCAGAAGGAATGGCACCGCCAGAAGTACAAGTTAATCCAGAATTTCAGAAAAATTCTGACGTAGGGGCCTAAATGTCCATTACAGTTACTCAAGCCGCACAAGAAAAGATTGCGAGTCTATGTTCGGAATCCAATATGATAGGTGTTAGAGCATTCGTCTATGGAGGCGGATGCTCTGGTATGAATCATAGTCTGACGTTTGTAGATGAAGTGGAAGACCGAGACACCAAAATATCAGATAATTTTTATATCGACCCAGTGGCTATGCAGTTTATGGTAGGTGCTACAGTAGATTATGAAAATACGGATTCGAGACAATCTTTTGTGTTTTCTGATGTATTCAAAGAACAAGGCGGTTCTGGCGGATGCCAGGGTTGCGGAATGAGTTACTAAAAAAAGAAGCGGCCCCCGAAGGGGCCTCCTCTTTTAGGTTAATAAAAAACTCTTTTAGAAAGAGAGTCTAAATCCTACAGTAAGGATGTTGTCATCATTATGTACGCCGTTAACATACACGGACGCATTTTCATCTAAATTATGTGCCACTTCTAAGATGTACTGATTAGTACCATCTTCGATGTTTTGATACCCACCTTTAAGGTCATTCTGACCAAGTGAATACTGAGCAACATAACTTAACGTGTTAGTCGTAACACCTGCAGAGGTTTCATCCTGTGCAAAAGTACCACCGATTGTAACCCCTTTCAGAGTGTAAGTGCTACCACCTAAAATGGTGCTGACACCCGTAACGTCATCTTTAGCATATGCTCCGACAAGACCGATTCCAGCGATTCGATAAGAAGCGCCTGCTCCCCAAGAATCTAGGCTATCAAAGTCATTATCAACTTCAGCGGTACCTACTAGAGATACACCACCCAAAGAAAATTTTGTCTTTGCTTGATTGCCCACTCGACCAGAACTTTGGTCACCTTCAAAATATGCTCCTTCAAAAATATTGACAGTGTTATCTGCAACATTTCTTTCGATGCTAGGCATACGTCCAATTGAGAACTCAACTGGTCCTAGTCCAACACCTATAAAAGCATCTCTTGCCGAGATATCTATGTCCTCATCAAGTTCACCTGATAGAGTGCCAAAGACATTGGTTCCCCATAACTCTCGTTCTACAGATACTCCAGCATAAGTTCCCCCACCAGTTGTAAAATCGTGGTCGTTGTTATACTGATATGCCCCTTCGATTTGACCAAATGTGAGAGTCTTGATTCCTAAATCGGCCTCAACACTCTTTTCATTGGCAAAACTAAGAGTCCCAGCCGTCGCCAGGGTTAACGCAACAATTGTTGCTATGAAATATTTCTTCATTTTTACCTTCCGTTTCATCATTTAAATCTAATAGATATCCCTATCTATCACCTATTTGTGGTTCTCACAAATTCTTTTTATTTATATCACTCTCGACCCATAAAATATTTATCAGCATTTACAGACTTATCGCAGATATATAGGTCAAAATGTGGTTTATCTCCACATATGAGGGCTGTATGTTTTGCTCCCCATTTGTGTAGTTGTGCCATAGTTGTGTCGTACCAATCAATACCTGATTGGGTACCACGGGCTGTCCAGTAAGTGATATTATGCCCTTGTTCATATAGTCTATTAATCTCAGCAATTCTGTCCATCATAGGTATAGCATCTTCATAATTCCAAGGTCTTTCTTTGTCTTGCACACCAGTACAAATGGTACCATCTATGTCTACAAAAATACTCTTTACGTTGCCATTAGAACTAAGTTCGTATTCACGCACCGTTTTTCCCTCTCATAGCATCCGTGCCTTTTGGTAGTCGCTTCTCAATTCGACCACAAATAACTGGAGATTCTCCAAGTTCTGTTAATTGTTCTATGATTTTTACTGCAAAATCTTTATCAACAATCAGTATCATTCCAATGCCGTCATTGAATACTCTTTTCATCTCTTCGTCTGAGATATCACCTTTGTCTTGAATCCAATCAAACTCTTCTGGGCGACTCCAATCGTCACTCCATATTGGTCGTAGATTAAATCCTTCTCCTAGAAGTCTGAGAATATTGTCTCTGCCGCCGCCAGTGATATGAGCAATGCCCCTAACTCTTTTTGGATATTTTTTCGTTACTGCTAATACAGAACTCACATAAATTCGTGATGGTGCTAAGAGGCTTTTCAAAATATTATCAGTAACAACATTGTTTTTTGACACTACGTTGTCCCAGACTTTTCTAATCAGCGTATATCCATTGCAATGAAATCCAGACGATTTCAAACCAATCATCATATTGCCACCGTTGATTTCTCTACCATCAATGAAATCAGTTTTCTTACAGACGCCAACTCCAAAGCCAGCAAGATTGAATTCGCCCTTCTTGTGGTCGCCAGGTAGTATAGCAGTCTCGCCACCGATTAATGGCACATTGGGGCCGCACTGTAAGAGGGCTTCTTTAATACCATCAAACAATTCTAGATACTCGTCTCCTGATTTTAAATCGTGTACTGAAAGATAATCATTCATAAACAATGGTCTTGCGCCAGTGCAAACAATATCATTCATCACTGCCGACACAAGGTCGTGCCCAAGATTCTTAATCTGAGCATCAGGACTATCTCTATTCTGAGTATATAATTTTATTTTTGTTCCGATGCCATCTGTTGCTGATACAATATAATCGTCTCCGATATCGTATGCTCCAGCATAGCCACCAATCCACGGCATCTTCGCCGCGAGTTTGGCGTTGAACATATTCTGGTCTTGTAAATCTACACCTGCTGATTGATAGTCCATATTACCATTTTCCTATTGGGCATTTAGACTTCTTTAGTCTCGTTTTCATTTTAAGCATACAACCGCAAATGTCACAATAATTAATCCAGCCTCGACTGTATAAGTCTTTGCTGTGTTCACAATCCTTACAGATAGCGAGGCGACTCTTCTGAAGTTCCTTGGTATCTGCTTTATTTATGTCTTTGATGGAATCCACTATACCCCACTTGCCCTTCTCTGATTCACAATCTGGGCAGTCCTTTTCTTCATATAATTCCATCTTCCACGGGTTCAATTTCATTTTAGGCACGATAGAGCGGATGCTCCTTTCCTTTTACTACAATGTATGGGAATGGTTTATTTATTTGTTTTTTCTCGTCTTTGTTCTCTTTCACCTTCTTTGCCCACTTATCGTGAGCCCCTTTACAGAGTTCATTTCGTTTGGCTTTGGCATCTTGCTTTTTCTCAAAGCCCTTAGCGATAACTTTATCACTTGTTACGTATTTTACGGCATATATGTCTTTTGTCATTTTAGTAGCCTTCTTTCTGGGCTTTAAGTCTTTTGACTTTAGCGACACGGTTGATGGATTCTTTCTTTTCTCTTCGGCGTCTTGCACTTGGTTTTTCATAGTATTTTTTTAACCTCAAGTCTCTAAATAGTCCGTCCTTCATAAGTTTCTTTTTTAAGATTCTGTACGCTTTCCCGACATTGTTATTCCGTACGATAACTTCCATCACTCCTGCTTTCTATAAATTATCTGCCTCAGATTTGTCTAATCTAAGTTCTTGGAAGATTGGCAAAAACAATCTCGAAACTGAACTATTTTTGTCTTGAATCTTCTCATTGTACTTAACGGAAACTATTTTCCCGATAAACTCGTCTGGGTCTCTTTTTCTATCTTCATCGGTGAGACCAGAACCAACTCTGACTTTAAGAGTTCCATCTTTCGATGTACACTCAAGGGCGCCTATTAAACCGTCATTTTTGCCTGTACCGTTTGTGACTCCTTCTACTAAAAGGTCTGCTTCTAATTCTGCTTTCATTTTGACTTGATATTTAGAACGCTTATTTTCCCAAGGGGAATCTCCATTCTTAACAATAACTCCTTCTTCGCCATCTGCTAATGCTTCTTGAAATACGGCTTCACATTGTTCATAATTATCTACAGGTGCCGCTGGAAGAATCATAACTAGATGCTTATCTTGAGCATTATATACGGCATCCATTCTTTCTTTCAGAACGTCTAGTCTGTCATAATATGGTATAGCACAAAATCCTTTTTTGAAATCTTCTAGGGGTATCATATCCCAACACCACAATCTTACTCGCTTTGTCTCTTCTTTTGAAATTGTTCCCTTTACTGCTTTATTTAGGATTCCATTACCAGTCTTTCTGTCTAATATCTTTTCTTCATTCTCATCAAGAACAATTAATTCTCCATCGAGAACGGCTCCGTGAAAATGAGATAAGTCTTCCAAAGTGGATGATTTGTAAAATATCTGCATCACAAACGCATCGAAATGTCCATCAAGAGAAATCTGTTTACCGTTACGTGAACGCACATCTACTCCGCCCTCTTTATCGATGATAACATTTGCTCTCATACCATCCATTTTCGTCTGTATCAGAGCGGGATATTTGATGTTCTCAAAAGACTTTTGATTGAAAGCACTTGCCAACATACACGGATATGTCTCTATAAACTTCTTGCCAAATATCTTATTGACTGTCGCAATCTGTACTCCACACTTCAGGTCCTTCGTCACCACACGTTTAATGACCATTGCATCATCTTCTTCTATTCTGCCCAGAAGATTGCTTAAATAGTTAATGGCTTCGTTGCCGGTTTTCTCTCTGCTAGTTAAAATGAATAATTGGTCTAGGGCCCAGTCGAGGTCCATCGTTGCTCTTGTTATAGAGTTGCGGTCATATTCTGGAATTTTCCTCTGATGATACTGTGTATATGGGTCTAATGCGGCCCTTAATACTCGTTTAAGGGTCTCATTATCCTTATTCTCTTCAAGAATGGCCTCTTTAGCCAATCTTGAATTATCAGATTCAAGTGCCTTTAATATGTCGCTTACTTTCATTCTCTAACCTCTCTCGTTCCTGTCTCGGTAAAATAATATGTTTGTACCATTTCATTAACCATTTAACTCTACGTGGATAATGGTCTGGGTTGGGGATTTGGTCCCCAAAATAATCAATAAAGCCTTGTACCTCTTCATCCGTTGTCATCTTTTCCTAGTGTATTGTGTCGTATTCATCTGGTTCCGAATGCTCTTCTACTGCTAGAAGATTCTTTATTGAAACGCCTGTTTGTGAAAATGTCTTACAGGCATCTTTAAAGTCCATCGCTACTATCTCAATTTGTTCTTTATCGTCCGTAACGAATACAAAAGTCTTGGGCGTGTCAGTCATATCTACCACTTTCTTTGTTTGAGGGATTTTGGTAAGTGAATTACATTACCAAGAATCGTTGTTGGATAAACGGTATCGAAAGAATTAACTAATCGTGTTGCTTCTATGTTTATGTCTAATCCTTTCATTCTCCCTTCCTCATTGAAGAGTAGAACATCTCCGTTTGGAAGTTCTAGTTTTTCAACATATCCTTCTACATATGCTTGGGCTTCTTTCAAAGCAGGAATATCTTCTTTGTTCTCAATCGTTTTCATTTTAAAAATCTCCAATCACATCGGTCAATCTAGATAACTTATTCATCACGAAATAGTCATATAACTTCTTACGGGCGCCTCTCGGCTCTTTCTTGAAAGCGTTTTGAATATCGTTTACAAGTAACTGTGGAATTCGGTCTAAATTAACTAACTTATCATTACGTTCCCATCTTTCGGCCATATCAGAGTTGTTTCCAACTATATCTTCTGGTAGTTGAGTCAACCAGACTTCGACTTTCTTTTTCGATATGGGAGTTTGTCTAACACCCTCAACAAAACAATTATCTTGTGATAAGAAGTTCGGTATACCATCACCTCTATCGCCACGAATAGTGTGTTCTTTTAAATACGCTTTGGGCGATACGTGTTTGAGAAATTTCTTCTGCATCGGTGAATACTGTCTGACTCCTTTATACTTATGAAGTTGGATAAAATCTTTGTCGCTCGACAAGATAAGCATATTTTCTTCTGCGTGGTGATACTTACATATCACACCAATAATATCATCGGCTTCTGCTCCCATCACTTCGAGAAATTTATATGGGAAATTACTTCGTAACTCTTCTTTGATTTTATCAAAGATACCAAATATCATTTCCCAATCGAATGGGGATTTGTCTCGGCCCTCTTTGCGTCCCGCTTTGTAATATTTGTAAATGTCTTTTCGCCAGTAGTGTCTACTGTCGTTGCATATTACCATTTCGCCATATGTCTTATGAAACTGTTTACGGTACATACGTAACGAATTCAGCATCATATGTCTGAGCAAGTCCTCAGAAATATCACCTTGAGTCTTGGCGTTCATCATCAAGGAGCCAATCATAACTTGATTGAAGTCAACTAATATCACTTATTTTTCTCCAGTTCGTCTACTAACTCCCAAAAGAAATCACGGAGAGTATCGACATCTTGGACTTTAACGTCCTTTAACTCGAAACTAACATCGCCATTTTTGTATCTGACGAATCCTATTTCAAGAGAACTCACAGGTCCTCTCGGCTTCTGTTTCTTTTTCTCTTTCTCTTTCTCGTTTATTTCATTTACGAATTCCATCTTATAATCCCTTCAGTTCTCTAATGAATTCTTTGGTTGTGTTGATAACTTTCCATTTTTCTATCTGTTTGTATAGGGCAGTACCGTCTTTCTTTAGCCTATCTAACTCGTCTTGACAGAGGGAGTATATAGGCATTTTGATTAATATATCTATTATATCAGATTTAAAGTGGGCTGTCAACTCTTTTTTGATAGTTTTTCGGTTTTTATTCTTAAAATCTAGTCTTCCATCAAGCACCATTTCAATAAATTGTATCTTGGCCTGAATCGTTTCCAGCGCCTCATGCCCTTCGGCAATCAGGAATTTATATCGTTCGGCATATTTCTTAATACGATAGTCACAAAAATCTTTGATGATATCAATCGGAGAGTCATAGACTTTCAATTTACCATCGTGATTGATGACCGTCATATTCTCATTAATCTTTTTCTTCAACTGGAACATTGCTACTATGCCAGAACCAGTAGGCTTCTTACCACGCTTTAGAGTAACATCAAATTTGAATCCTGTTTTATCACACTTATCAGTATACGATACAATCTTACCGGCATCTTCTAACTTGTCCAATACCTGAACATATGACTCACGAGTGAATCCGATTGGAACTTCTGTGATTTGTAATTTCGTTGAACCAGAAATTGTCGCTTTGCCTTCGCAATATGTGGCATCGTTTTCCACATACACTCGACCAGAGAATTCTGGATAATGTGGTAGTGGCTTCTCTTCGAGGTCTATGTCATATCCATCAAGATACATTCGACATAAATCAGCAATCTCTTGTGGGTCCCTGGGCTGAATCTCAGTGGCGAATCCAACTGCAATTCCTTTGATTCCATTCACTAACACCCACGGGATGATAGGAAGATAGAATGCCGGTTCTGGGTCTTCCGGGTCGATGCTCTTATCAGCGACCATTGTATCAGCAAAATACTTATCAAAATTTTCGCTCATTTTGACATACGTGTATCGTGGGGCAGCGGCATCTGGTACCAGTCTCGACCCGAAACTCCCCTCACCCTCTAGTAATGGTATATTATTCGAGTGAGACTGGACCATTTTTGTAATTGCTTCGTTCAACGAGGCATCGCCGTGATGATAGTTCGCACTTGATATCGTATTGCCACTTAACGAGGCAGTTTTAAGACGACCATTCTTAGCAGTCTTTAACGCTGTATAGAGAATCTTCCTCTGTGATGGTTTGAGACCATCAATCATATGAGGAATTGCTCTGCTATACAGAACGTATTTGCTATAGTCTTTGTATTGTCCGTCAATCAGTTCAGTTATATTCATTTCATTAACCATAGTTTTCTCGGAATAGGATTCTTTCCGAATGCGGTTTCGAGTGAAGAATTCGCCTCACTGTCGTATTCAAGTACCTCTGTCACTGGGTCATTAATCATCAAATCATACTCATCGACTGATAAACTACCTAATCCCTTATTATACTCTATTTTCCAACTCGTGTCAAGTCTTTCGTTCTCAAAATCTTTGAGGTCATAGTATCTCTTAATGTCTTTGCCTTTCTTGGCAATCACGATTGGAGACTTAATCAGTAACACTCGCTCTTCCTCGAACAACTCTTTCCAGTTAGAGAAGAAGTTGACGAGTAGGGCGGCGATAGAGAATCCATCGAAATCAGCATCCGCTAGAATGCCAATCTGTCCGTAATTCAAATCTTCTGCTGGCTCACCCAGTTCAAGACCGATGATGCTCATCAGTTCTGATAATTCTTTGTTCTTCATAATGTCAGTGGGTTTCAGTTCTCTCACATTACGCACTTTACCACGCAATGGAAATCCACCGTGGATGTCTGTCTTTCTTACGTTGATTAAATTACTGATTGCGGATTGTCCCTCTGTGATAAACAGAATCTTATCATCTGGATTCTTGCTTGATGCAGAGATATGACTCGCAACCTTTTTCTTTCTGGCATCTTTGTTTGCTTTACGTAAGTTACGTGCCTCTGCTAACTGTTGCTTGAGTAATAGAGCCTCGATGATAGGCTGAATCAACTCTTCGTTTCGCATAATGCGACCGATGAATTTCTCTTCAGTCACGCCATCAAAGACTGGCTTTATCTCATTAGCATTGTTGGTCAATCGCTCTTTTGTCTGACTATCAAATTTCGGGTCACCAATCGAATTCGTGACTACAACAAACAACAATCGATTTTTGATATCAGCAGGGCGAATAGTTAATTTGAATTTTCTTTTGATTGCATCTTTCAGAGCCCAAGCGATATCACTAGAAACAATATCAATATGAACACCACCGCCGAAGGTATCAATGCCATTGACAAAACTAATGGTACCCATACTCTCTGCTGGCAGAACTGCCACTTTGAATTTAGGAGTTTCAAGAACCTCATTAGTCTCTCCTAACTTTTTGAGATATTGTTTGAACGTGCCTGCTTGTACGACTCGGCCATTATATTTGAATCTGATTTTCGGAAAACATACTGCGAGGTCGTGTACTCGTTTTTCAATCAGCCCTTTGTGGTCGTCATCGACTGATTTCATTCCGAGACGGTCAAAGTCTGCGAAATACGAAACGGTTGTGCCTCGTTCTCCTTTTGATTTTGTTATTTCTGTATCATACTCACTTAGATTACGAGTACAATGGAGACGAAAATGTTTCTTCCCATCGTCTGTGTGAGCGATAAATTTCTTTGATAGAATGTTTACAAGAGTAGCGCCAAGACCGTGAGTACCGATAGATACGTGTCCATCATCGTCAAAGTTTGCACCCGCTCTTAGATTAGTGAAGGCTTGTTCTGCTTGGGTGATACCAACATCGTCAAGAGATTCAACTACTGGAATTCCTCGACCGTTGTCGGTCACTGTGATTTTACCGTTGT